AGTGGCGTGTTGGATTAACTTACACATATCCAGCAAAAAAGCTGACTGCTCTTGGCTTAGACTCATTTTCTGTTCCTCATGTCGGCCAACTTCTCAATTGTGCGGCCCCCAAAATAAGCGCCCATGATCAGCATTCCCCACTGCCCAAGCAATTGGACATAGGATTCGTTAGCGTTGTAGCCAAATGCTGACATCATGGCAAAGATGAAGTACCCGACGAAGATGGCTACAAGGCTCATAGGGCGAATATTCTTTGACAGCCAAGAGTCACTGCCCATGTCCGCTTTCCAGCGGTCTGAAACGTTGTTATCCTCGTTCTGGGAGGCCAAAGCAAATACTTTAAGTTCCTCCAACTCGGCTTGGGCTTTCATAATCCCAAGTTCAATCAGCCTTTCTTCGTGATCGTATTGCAACTGGCGTAATTTCGTAACTTCCTCTGGGCTAGGGTTGTCTGAAATCTTAACGCCAAAAGCGTTTTCAACAACTTCTTTGCCTTTTGCCTGCAGCGCAGATGACAACAGTCCTAATCCGTTTTGAGCTAATGTACCAAGCAAGGATGCAACTATTGGAATCATTTTGTTTTGTTTCTCGCTGAGATGGCCTTGGCCTTGGCCTTGGCGTCTGCCTTGCTGCTGGCACCCCAGGCATTGAGACTCAGCAGCAACCGGGTGGGTTCCCCGTCCTTGCGCTCGGGGCCAGGATTGCCGCCCATCCTTGCTAGGAAGCTGGCCCTGCGAGGGTTGTCACCAGACTTCACTGGTGCTTTGATGTCCTGCCCAGCCGCCTTGAGGCTTGCCCTTCCAGCAGCGTTGAGTCCACCTTTCGGGTTCTGTCCCTCTTTGCGTTGCCAGGCTGGAGTTTTCATTTCTTCTTGGGTGGTGTATGGGTCAGGGGTTTGCTTGCTGGTGTGTGCTTTGCACCTGACATCAGCTTGCTCCCAACCTTGTGGGTTTCGCCTTGGTGCAACTTGCCACTAGGCAAATAGTGTGGTTTCGTCTTGCTCATGGCTATTTCTTTTTTGCAGTCTTAGCGGCTTGCTTGAAGTCCTTGGCGCTTGGCGCTGCTTTGCTGCCAACCTTGTTCATCTTCTCGCCAGAGCCAGCTTTGATGCGCTCCTGCTTGGCGTTAATGTTTGCGTAGAGTCCAGGTTTCATGGTCATTTCCTTGAAAGCAAATCTGTCTTAGCCTGGCTCCCGGCACTAGAGCCGAAATAATAGGCAATTATCCCGGTCCAAGCTGTGCCTAGACTGCCCAGCATCATCAGTATGGCAGGGTTGGCGCTGTCAATCTTGTTGAAGAACATCATCACCATGATGCTGAAGAATCCCAGGGTCACAGCAGCAGCCAGGATGGGCGGCATCATGGACCGGGTGGCAGACTGCATATCACGTGCAGATTTCCTGTCTTCAACTTCCAACTTCTCAAAGTTGAGTCCGAGTTCCTGCGCCTGCTTTTGCAATTCAATCTCAGCCAGCTTGACTTGGGCAATCTGTTCAGCAGACAATTTGTTGCTGCTGATCAAGTCACCGACTTTCTCAGGGTCAACGCCAATGGCTTTGGAGATGGCCGATACTGCCATGCCAGCCAATGGCCCACCAAGCGCGGTGGCAATCGTTGGTGCAATCTGTTTAAGCCAATCCATAGTGAGACTCCTAAGAGGTAAAAATGACTCGCCCATGCAAACTAGACACTCGCTGGTTCAAACGCGAACTCCAACCCGCGCAACGCACCATTCTATTGGCCGCAGGCATGAACGACCTGACGCAAGGCTTTGAAGAACTCCTACTCATCTATCGTCACCTCTGGGCTAAAGGGTATCGGCCTGGTATGCCGTTGCAAGACATTAGAGTAAACAAGCGTTAGTCTAGTGGCGGGTTGACCGCGCCGCTAAGAAGGCTGCGTAATGAGGTGGTTGGCAAGCGAGGTTGCGTTGTCCCCGATAGAAGCCCGGACATAACCCCTTCCGCATCCCGCCTACGCAAAAAGTTTTGTAGTTTGTCAGCACTGAACCCAGCCACTGCAACAGGGACAGCTAACTCTGGTTTTACCACCGCCCCGGCAAAAGTACCTGCGCCAACTAATTGACTCCGTTGCGGGTTAAATCGCGCCGCTAAACTTAGCAACGGGTCTAGTGAACTACCTTTTGCAACTGCTTTAATTGCGTTTTGTTCATCGACGGTAAAGAATTTCATCTTGGCTCTATCTGCGGCTAGGGCCATAAATCCTTTTCGCAGCAATTCACTTTCAGATGCAGATGGATTCAACGCCTTAATCTCAGCCGTGTCCATTATGTTTTCTATTGTTGTCGCTCGGCTAAGATTTCGCCAATCGCGTCTAGCAGACATGATTGTTCGCACTGCCTCATCTACACCGCCAGCGCCAGATGAAACATTGTTTGGGCTTAATCCAGCCACAAAATCATCCACTGTGCCTACAATATTTCCAGATAGGCGGCGCACATTAGCGTCTGAATTTGTTTTTAGGTCGTTAGCCAACGCTCTCATTTTGTCTAGGGTTCCAAATGTTATTGGCCCTCTAGCCAATATTTGGTCAAATTCCCTTAAAACGGTTGCAATCTGAGGCGCGTTTTCTGGGAGATACCTAGAATTTCCTAAATTTGTGTTTATCCTCTGCACTATGCTGTTAGAGCTTTGCGGCGTTAAAGTTATACCCAAATTATCTACCGAGGTGTAAGCTCTTTGCGCTCTATCTCGAACGTCTTTCATTGTTACCACAGGAACCTTGGGCGTAGTTAATTTACCCGCTAAGTCGCCGGTATATTTTCCAGCTATAACGCCAACACCAAGCCCAGCCAATGTTGCGGCAAAGTCACTGCCTGTTATGTCTTTTACATACTCAGCCGTTGGCTGGGCAGCAGCGCCCATTGCTGCTGATGCTGGAATTTGCCTAGCCATATCAGTAGCTAAAATGGTGCCGGGGGCGGCTCTTGCAAAACCTGTTGTTGACATCATTCCTGTCATTCCAGATTGAACAGCGCGTTCCAAGGGATTTTCTGGAGTTGGAAACCCCTCGCGTGTTAACGCTGCGCTTTGCTCTTTAGACACATAGGGCAGTCTGCTGGTAGACCCAACTAAGTTAGCCCCGGCGTTGTAGGCGCCGCTCATAAAGTCAGTTACGGCAGTAACCGGCGCGGATAGTCCTTCTACTGCTGCTCTCCCCACTAAACCTAACCCCCGCGAAACTTGTTCTGAGACAGATCGTTTTGGCTTGGGGGGTGTTTCACCCAACAGCAAAGTTAAAGTAGCGGAAGATAGCTTGGAAAAATCATTGTTGGCTATGGCCGTTAATTCTTCAGCCGATAATTTTGATAGGTCAATGGACATGATTATTTACCCTTTGCCTTGTTTTTTTTATATTTCTCAACCAACGCAAGTGCTTCTTTTCTGGTTCTTGCTTTGCCAAGTACAACTTCGCCGGGTTCTTCCAGCCCTGCAGTAAATTGGGGGTTGGGTTGATAACGCACTACGCCTGTTTCATCTCTCTCCCAAAAAATATCTTGCACAGCAATGAGGCTTGCGTCTTCTCGGCCTATATAGCCTTGCATACCTGCCTTAGATCTGGAAGCAACTGAGGGACGGGCATCAGTAGCTGGTGCTTTGCTAGGTGTTGCTGCCGCTGGCGCTGCTGCTGGCGCAGGTGGTGCGGCTGCTAGAGCTGGGGCTTGTCCAGGTGTTGTTTGCGTAAGCATCCAGTTATAGATAATTTTTCTGGCAGCATCAAAATTCTGCGATTCAAAATCTTCTTTTTTTACTTTGCCAATAGTGACACGTTGACCATTTTCCGTGACTACAACATCGCCGTTAGGTAAAAGTTTTGGTTCAAATGATTTGAATTGTTTTTGTGAATCTGTGAGTGCTGGGGCAGGCGCAGGCGCAGGCGCAGGCGCTGGTGCAGGTGCAGGCTGTGGTCTAACTGCTGCCACTGGCGCCGCCATTGGCGCTGGTGCTGGCTGTGGTGCTGGAGCCTGTAGCTGTGGCGCTGGTTGTGGTGCAGGTGCCGGGGCAGGTGCCTGTAGCTGTGAGGCTGGGGCTGGGGCTGGTTGTGGCGCAGGAGCGGCTGCTGCCGCAGCCCGTTTTGCCAATTCCGCTGCGGCTTGGCTTTGAATAGTTACTGGCGGCGGGGGTGCGGCAGAAGGGACATACTGCTTTGAGAAATCAAACTCGTTTAAGTTTTTATTCTTGTTTGCGTATGCGTTCATGTCTGCGTAGAATTTAATTTTTCCTTGCTGTATTTCTGCAATTTTATTTATTAACTCAGTTCGTGCTTGTTGACTTGTAGTGAGTTGAGGTATACGCGCCTCAACATATTTCCTATCGGCGTCTGATACTTGAGAGCCAAGTTTTCCATCCAAATCAATCATTACAAGGTCTTTAGCGTTTTTATCGTAAATCTCTGAAGACGTTAAATTGGCAGTCTGTGTTTTGCTAAGAAGACCAATACTAGCCAACAAACTTGTGGCGCCAACATATGCGGTAGCCAAAGGCCCAGTAAATAACTGGCCGGATGCGTTTTGTTCGCGCATCGTGCCCAGTGCGGTAAGTGATTTTGCGGCAGAAACGGCACCTTTTTGCGCTTCGTCAAGCGCCTGGGCTTGTGTTATGCCCCTTTTCTTCATAAACTCATTTTCTTGTAGCTGATCGCCACCTACTCTTACATCAACTTTTGTACCCCTAGACTCAGTTACCGCGCCATAATACGGCACTCTAATTTGTGTCCCGGTAACCGGGTCTTTTCCATAGGTAAAATATAGGTCTAAATTTTCATCTAAGAAAACTTCTTGTGGGTTTGCCCCCGCACTTACAACTCTAGATGATATTTTTGGCGTTACTGGTTTAGCTTCTTTTACCGCCCTATTTAGTCTTTCTATTTCTGCTTGAATTGCTACACCTCTTGGAGAGGCAGCGTTAATACTTGCAAGTTCTGTTGTTAGCTCACCTATCCTAGCGGATACTTGAATATCAGAACTTGGCAGTTTAGCAACTCTAGATGCTTCGGCGGCGGCTACGTCTTTGTCTATCCCGGCTAATTTT